GCCGGACTTGTAGATGCGGTTCGCATCCACCGCGCCACTGGTCACGAACGCATCGAACGCGCCAGCAGTCAGCGGGCCGCTGGCGACCGTGTAGCGCACGCCCAGGTAGCGGCGGTACGGGAACGACGGCAGCTTGAGGCGGACCAGGTTGGTGCCGGCGGTGGCGAACGAGGCGAACGCGATGGCGCCAGTCGAGTAGACGACCTGCGCGTTCGTGGACAGGCCGGCATCGTCGGCGGTCTCCAGCGAGATCGTCAGCGTGGCGTCGGAGCTGGTGTCGGTGGCCGTGGTCTGCGTGTTGACGACCAGCCACAGATCCTCGCCCAAGCCAACGTCGAGGCGGGAGTTGGGGGTGATCTCGCTGGCGTCGCCGCCTGCGGCCATCGAGAACAGGTCGTAGACGTTGGACGAGATCGCGGTGGACGTGACTGCCTGCGCGTCCGAGAACTCGAGATTCTTGTCGATGTACATGGTGTGTGCCTCTCTAGTTGGTGGCCGATCAGGTCAGCGCGGTTTCGGTTTCGAGGATGCGATCCACGGTGCGGATCGGCACGCCGAGGAACGTCAGGTCGGTGTTGGTGAACCCTTCGGTCACGGCGCCGTACTGCTGCATCGCCGGCTGGATCGCCAGCACCTGCTGCGACTTGTCCAGCGCGCCGATGGCGAGCATCTCCTTCACGGTACGCGACGCGTAGAACACGGCACGACCCTGGCTGCGGAACGGGATGCGGGCCAGCGCCTTCGCCATCAGCTTCGGGAGCCAGGTCGCAGCGGTGTTCGCCTGCGTGCTGGACTGGGCCAGCAGGTCGGTCATCGAGATGTGGGCGATGCGGACCACGTAGCGCCAGTCGCGGACGTGCAGGCCGATCTTCCACTGCCAGTGGTCGGCGTAGGCGCGGTAGCGGTTGTTGCTGGCGTCGAACGCGTCGATCAGGCCCAGGTCCTCGTGGGCGAGACCTGCGCGGCTGCCCTTCGGGTAGATGCCGTGCACGGTGTTCGGACCCCACACGACCAGCCACAACGAGGTGCAGTTGCCGCTGCCGCCACCGGAGATCACGTTCTTGGCGACTTCGCTGGTGCTGGTGTTGATGGTGTTGTAACGCACCGCCAAGCCGTTGAACTGCTCCGGGTTGATCGACGCATCGCCGTAGATCAGCGCCTGCGCCATCGCCTGGTTGATGCCCTCGACGGTCGCGGACGACTCGGAGAGACGGAACTCGGAGGTGTTGCCATTGAGTTCGGCCACGTCCTTGTCGATCTCGCTGCGGTCCTCCAACATGCCGCACGAGTCCTCGATGGTCGCACGCAGCGACTTGCTCGGCGGTACGCCGCCGTACAGCTTGCGCCAGATCGGGGTCGGCAGGCCGGTTCGGATGACGCCTCGGTGTCCGGTCGCCAGGTTGCCTTCCAGCATCGGCAGATCCATCAGGATTTCGTTGCTCTGCGTCAGCAGTTCAGCGACCTTGGCGATCTTGCCATCGGGATCGGTCGCCTTCGCCACGTCGAGCAGCGTGACGGCGCCGGACTTCACAGTCTGAGTTGCCATGGTTGATTACCTCGTGTGTTGACTGGTGGGATGATCGAACAGAACTTGGCCTGCGGAGACCTTGGCGCCAGCGCCGGAACCCGGTGCGAGCGTCTTGTCCTCCTGCAGCGCCATCCCGACGCGGTGACAGAACCGGATCACCTCGGGGTGATTGCCCAGTCCGGTGTCGTTCAGCAGGGTGGTGAGTTCGGACGAACCGAACGCTTGCAGGCCGGAGGCGGCCACCTTCAGGGACTGATCGAACTTCGCCCCGCCGATGTCCTTGTCGTTCTTGGCCTCCTCGCCCCACTGGGCGACTTGATCCGCAAACGCCTTCGCCTGCTCGGCCTGCATCTCGGCATACAGCGAGACGAGTTTCTGCGCGCCATGCTGGTCGAGGTTCAGCTCCTTCGCAATCGGAGTGAATCGACCGAGCGCCTGCTCGTCCAGCTCGATGCCTTCGGGCATGTCGAACGCGGTGTACTCCACGGGCTTGTCGGCATCGTCGCCGCCGGCCTTGTCGCCAGCCTTGTCGTCACCAGCCTTGCCCGCCTTGTAGTCCGCGGCCTCCGTGTCCGTCTTGCCGGCCTCGCCTTCGGGTGCCGCCTTCGCGTCACCTTGCTGCGTTTCGTCGCCTGTGAGCAGCGTCGTGTTGCCCGCCTGCGACGTGTCGACCGACTGTGTTCCCTCGGGCGCTCCGGTGGTTGTCTGCGCGCCTTCGTTCTCGCCAGCCATGTCAGGATTCCTCATCTTCGTTGGTGGATTGGCTGCGGATCAGCTCGGCGTCACGCGCCTCGCGCTCCATCGCCTGGTACTGCTCGAAACAGTGGGCGTGCACGTCGGCGTAGACCGCCAGCCCGATGGACCGCATCCCGGCGCGGAGGTGGATCTCGGCGCTCGGCGACCAGCCCGTGTGAAACGTCCCGCACTCGCCCAGCAGGCGCCAGATGAACCGGCGGCCAGCATCGGTGGACATGACCGACTGCAGATCGGCGATCCGCTCGCGCTCGGCCTCGCGCTGCTCCGGCGTCAGCTGCTTCGTGGTCATGCCGGCGCTGCCCCCGCCATCGCGTTCGCCACCTGCGCCATCACGGAGTTCTCCGCCGTTTCGGTGCCTGCCATCTTGGTCACGGCGCCTGCCACGTCAGTCGCAGGTTTCGCCATCGCGGCCATCTGCTGCATCTGCTGCATCTGCTGCTCGGACTGGCGCTTGGCGGCCACGTCGTCGTCGCTGCGCACGATCCGCGGCGACACGCCCAGCATGTCAGCCGTCTCGTCGATGATCTGGTCGAAGTCCACCTTGTCCATCGTGGACGGCGAGACCTGGAACACCATCGACGCGCGCTGCAGGAAGTTGTCCAGCCCGCCCAGCGCGACCTGTTTCTGCGCCTGCGCCAGCACCGAGATGTACTCGGTTTTCAACGTCATCCCTTGCAGCGACTCCGGCGGCGGCGGGATCATCCCAGCACGCAGCATGATCCCGAACAGGCGGTCGATCAGGCGGTTCAGGAACTCGCTGTTCAGGCGCTCCAGCACCGGGCCGAGCATCAGCAGCTTTTCCTCGTGGCGTTCCTCAATCTCGCGCGCCGTGATCTGGCGTCGGTCGCTGTTCGCCAGCATCAGGAACAGGTCGGCGAACATGAACCGATTGATCCGCTCGCGTAGCTGCTGCTCATCCTCCAGCAGCGGCGTCAGAATCGTTGAGTTCGGCTCGTGTGCCGGCGTGATCCCAGGCCGCTGCCCGCCTGCCTGCGAGTAGTAGTTGATCCCGCCCGGAATCGACGAGATCCGCGTGTTCCGCATTTCGACCGGCACGTTCAGCGGCGGGTCCACCATCTTGTCGATGGCGAGCGCCTTGCGCCGCTCCTGGATCTGCAGCGCCTTGGCGTCACCCAGCGCGTTCATCGCGGGGCTGGTGCCGTAGGTGTCGCCACCCAGCACCGACCAGCGAGCGGCGAGGATCGGGCACTCGCGGTATCCGCGCTCACGCAGCAGCGCATCGCGGTAGTTCGCCTCGTAGTACACCGACCGGTACGCCATGCCGCGACGGTCGGCCTTGCTCGGATCGCGCTCGTCGTTCGGCTCGATGGCGTGCACCACGTCGACCCATTGCTCGACGTTGCCGTTGTCGTACTGGTTCTTCACCGACTGCGAGCAGGCGTCGTAGCCGAACTCCTGCACCACCTGCCGCACGGTCATGCGGAACTGGCGGTACAGCGTGTCGACGCGATTCCGCGAGTCCAGACCAAGCACGTACTCGCCTGCCGTCAGCGTGCGGAACACAACGACATCCTCTGCGTCCTCGTCGGCCAGGATCGCCGCCGTGCCGAACGTGCCGATCTCGTCGTAGAACGCGTGCACCGCCTCGTAGAAGTTCGACCGCGCCAGCACGTCGCGCATGTTCCGATCCACGTCGGACAGCCACGTTTTCACGTCCTGGCGCTCGCGCAGGTCGGGGTCGGCCACGGTGTTACGGAACCACGGGCGGGCCGGCGACGTGATGCCAGCCATCATGCCGGCGCTCAACGTCTCACGCGCGCTGATCGGAGTGCCGTCGATGATCTTCTGGTGGCGCTTGTCGCCCTTGTTGTAGACCTCGGAGCCGGTGCCGGCCAACGTCAGGCGGCCACGACGCGGCATGAAAAACTCGGCCAGCTCGCGCCAGTGCGGCACCCATGCGCCTTGATCGCGCTCGTTCAGCAGCTGCGCAAGACGACGTTCGCACCGCTTGCGGCGCGTCTCGACGTTGGGCTTGGGCGTGCCGTCGGCCATGCGGTCAGATCCAGGTCATCAGGACGTGGCGGATCGCATGGGCCAGCACGTTCGGCGCCAGGCTCCAGCGGTCGATGGTTGCGCAGGGCTTGCGGCGGCGGGCCATGTCAGCTCCCCAGCAGCGTCTTGGTCTGCCCGGTCGCAGGCGCGACGGCACCGGTCAGCATGGTGGACTGGCGGCCAGTGCGGCCTGCAGCGCGGCGGCGCTCGCGGTCACGCGCGTCGATGATCTGCTGATCGACCTGCACGGCTTGCGGGGGCGGCGGAGGATTGACGACCGGGGGCGGCTTCGGCCTGCTTGTGCACATCGTTGGCGGCCTCCTGATGCGATTTGACGCGCAAGGTGCCACGGCGTTGAGGACAACGCAACGCTAGACAGTCAAGAGTTCCCGAGCCAGCGGGCCATCGAGTCGTAGTCGGAGCAGGTCTGGTGCCCGTGGCCGTCGTTGAAACC